ATTGCCTGTATCAAAGTCGCCTTCCATCTTCGTGGACATCGGCATACGTTCAAAGTGAACGAAACCGCGAGGTGCATCCGTCTTAATGAAGAACGCATCCGTGTCTGTCAGATAGTGGTTAACGGTATAACCCTGCGGGAGCATACCCATGTTCCGCATAGAGTTAATATCGTTGTCCGCCGTACCTGGACGAAGTGTGGACTCAAGAAGACGATCCGCGACAAATTGTAGTGCCGGTGGGATAATCAACTTCTGCCCACGAACCGAGACTTTAAGACCGCGCTCATCGACAAAAGCCGCAATGTCAATAAGAGCATTCTCAAGGCTGGTTTCGTTCAAGTCAGCATCAGTGCTGGGCTCATTACGAAGCGAACCGTTGTTCACCAAAGGGTGATCCGTCGCGCAAAGCTCTTTACCATCACCGCCAGTAAAAGTGCTGTCAAACGCATTGTTCAACGTAGCCGCACCCTTCACCTGTTTGGTGTTGGCCATACTCCGAGCCAAGGCTTTCGTATAGCGAGAAGCCAAGCGGTCATAGAGATTATCCTCAATGGCCTCTTCCGTGATCGAGAAGGCCAAAGCGATGGTCTCGTGCGTGTACCGAGCGGTATACGCTTCTTGAGCATCGTCAAAGGTGATCGCGGAACCTTCCTGTTTAACGGGCGCAGACCCGAAACCGGAAAGCATAACTTCTTCCTCAAAGGCGCGTTCCGAAGATTCTGTATCATAAATCTCCGAAGATTCATCGTCGTACCGGGCGTACTCAAGACCGAAGAGGGCGTTGAGTCCCGGCTCTAGCTCTTTCGCTAGTTGTGCTCTACTAATAGCCATTATTCAATCCTCTCCTATACGCCAGTGGTTGAAGGAGTACCCGCCACAATAGCACCATTGTTGCTATTGAAGTGGTTGTTCAACCGAACAATTGCACCAATGCCCGCTGCGGCAAAATCCGCATTCTCCGGATCATCGACCCAACCCATTACCCGCATTTGCAGGGCGGCTGTAGTAGCAATTGTAGAAATTGCCAGACCACCTAACGAAACACCAGTGGCGTCCGTTCCTGTAATAGCCTTTGAGAAGTTAGCGTTAGCAAAAACAGAGGCTCGCGCCGTAGCCTTGCTCGTCCACGTAGCATCCGTTGCAATTACATAAAGTTGCATAGGATCGTCGTTGACATACGCTTTAACGGGGTGGTTGCTGTCTGCCCCGGAACCGGGCCAGTAGTTACTCCAAGTTGGTTTCCCAGTGGTACTTGAAACATACTCACAACCTTGAAAGACACCCAAAAGACCAACTGTACCACCGGCGGCAGCGCCGGCAGCGTCAATATAGCCCGAAGCAAGAGGAATCACGGGCTGTCCGTGATAAAGCTTGTTTGTGTTGCCATTCGCAATTTCATATAGAGAGTAGTTCGAAGTAGCAGTGGAATTGGCCGCGCCGCCCATCTTATTGAGCGGACGTAGGCCAAACAGTCCATTACTGTTAGCCATTTCCTATCTCCTAGTCCTCGTTTTGAGGACCTCCAAAAGTTACACGAGACTGCCTATCTGGTTTGTTAATAGGCATTGCTGGATGTTGTTCACGAGCTAGGTCGTTATCAACAGCCGCCATTTGGTTGAGTGTCATGTTGCGGAAGTACGCATCACGCTCCTCAACAATTTCAACCGGAACTCTTGCAAGCAGTAATCCACCTACACCTATGACACCAGCGTGCTTACCATCCTCGACAGTAGGAACCTCAAAATCAGGATATTCATCACCACGTACCAGTTCCCAACCTTCGCGGGAGCGTGCTGCTACGTTTTTGCGGTCATCAAAACCCATTACTTCAGTTCTAATCCATCGATGCTTGTAACCCTCTGGAGGGGGTGGTGCGTCCAACATGGACGGTGGCTTCCAAGGTTCTCTGCGTGCTTGCCCTGCACGAGTTTGGTTGGCTCTAGGCGTTCTCGTAGACTTTTCGCGAGATGTGTTCTCTGTAGTCATGGCTAGTCCCTCACATATTTAGCATATTCTTCAAGCGGCACATTTAACTTTTTAGCAATGGCAACCTGAGACGGGGTTAGCCGCACAGTTTTCCGTCCACTCTTTTTGCGGGATGCGGAAGATTCAGCCGACGCAACTTTTCTTCCCCCGTTCGTTTTAGACTTGGAATCTAGTTTATGTGGAAACTCGGTCCTAAGTCTAGAATTTAATTCAGTGTAATACTCATCTGATGATGGGTCAAACCCCTCATCTTCAACTAAGCGACGATGAATACCAAAAGCACCATACGTCATAACCTCGTCAGTCCCAAACCATTTATTATCCGAAGCCCAAGATTCGGCCTTCGGGTCGGGAGTTGCCTGGGGTTGCTGTTGAGGTTGGGGCTGTTGTTGTGGCGGCGGGGGCGCAACCTCCGCACGGGCTTGCTTGCTGCGAGCAACGTTTGCCGTTGACTTCTGTACTGTCAGATTTGCCAAGGCCTCTTGGGCATCTACCAGTTTATCAACGTCACCTGTCTCGTGAGCATCACGAAGGACCCGTTTGGCCGTCTCTAGTTCACTTGAGATACGCCCGTCAAACTGCTTCAGGTAACCCTCATCCAGGTCTACCATCCTTTTCTTTAAGGACTCGTTCTCTTTACGGACGTTTTCAGCAAACTCTATAGCCGTCTGCTTCTGTCGTTCTTCTTCTCGAAATCGTTTGGTTAGCTGGCTGATCCGCCCCTGGACACCCGTGCTGTATTCTTCGAGTTCCTCGGTAGAATCGTCAGACTCCACAACATCTGGCGCGGCAGCTAAACCCGCATCAGGTGGAGACTTATCTTCTTGAGGTGAAATATCTACCTCGGTGTGGTCTTCGTCGTTGTCACCAACGTCTATCTTAGATTCTTCAGGCATGGTCGTTCTCCATGGGTTCTTTCTATATGTGTTTAATGTCGTCAGGCTCAAGGATCGTCGCTATGACCTCATCATCGTTGATGATGCGAACTTCACCGCCCTCAATCTTAAATCGGGCGCCGGCATAACGGCCAATACATACCCAATCACCTTCTTGACACCATTTGCGGTCTGTTTCGTCACCGAACTTTGCAGAGTCTTGGTAGGCCAAAGGCCCAACCCTTAAAACATAAGCAACAACCGTCGCCAATGCTTCCCTGTCACGAACTGAGTCGGGAATATGAACACCCCCTTCAGTCGTAGCTTTACCCAAGTAAGGCATAACCAAAAGACGCCATCCTGTGGGCTGCGGTAGTCTCTCCTTTAAATTCTTGCCGACAAGAGACGGGTCGAGCACTTTCTCATCTTTGGTAACGTAGGCAGACGCAAGAACTTTCTTCTCAGTATCTTTCTTGTCCGCTATTACGTGGTCTGGAACGTATAGGGTATTACTCATTCTTCCTCCGTGGTTTGCAGGAGATCCTTTATCTCCCGTTGACTAAATTCTAAGCCCTGAAGCTCTCCAACAAGGTGCTTGTATGATTCCATGTCTTTGGGGGAACCGTGCAGGATTGCGTCCTGGGTTAGCTCTATGCGACTTTCTATAGCCCGCAATAAATTGTAGGCAAAAGTCGTTGGGTCGGCCATATTCTAGAAAGACCCCTTAAAGTTTTTGCCACTAACGGCGCCGCCTTTGGAATACTTGATAGGGCCACGGTCACTGTAGCTCATACCACCGCTCTCGTAGCCAAGCTCATCTTCAACCATGCCGCCCATATTCCGGCCACTACTGGGATCATCAGGTCGTTCGAAATTCCTTTCGTTAAAGCCATCGTAGTTTTGCCTTTTCCCTTCCGGTTCTTTCTTTTTCCGGGATTTTTCAGCCTCTTCCGCACTAGCCAGCTTCTTGTTTGACCTGCTTAATTGTTCAGGGGAGGCCTTATTCAAGATGTCTTTGTAGAGAGACTTAATATCCTCTGGATTTTCATCTCTGACGAACACGGCCTCCGTAACTTCCGCATCGGTGGGTCCGTTGGCCATTAAAAAGTCCTCACAGGTTTGCCGCGACCTGACATCGCCATTCCGCCATCGTTACGTTTAATGTATGCTTCCTCCAAAATCTTTAAGTCTTTGTCGGAAATACTGTTAGCCGATTGGGTGGAATCCAACTTCTTCATAAGTCTCTCCCGCAGCCTATTTTTATCAGCATCAGAACCGGTACGGGCAGCAAAGGATTTTTCCTCTTTCGCGATACGTTCCCTAGTCCGACGCTTCTTCGACCCTTTAGTTTCTTCACCACTGTCGAGAGCTACAATCTTTATTCCCATTAGAAAGTCCCCTTTCCGCCGTTGTTGTTGAAATGACGGGCGCGGACCTGGTTCTCCGTACTCTGAATCAAAGAACTGTCCTCTTCCCGCTCCTCACGGTGATGACGCATCGAAGGCATCTTACCAAGGCTCAAAATCATTACAGAGCCGCCCATGTCGCGGTTCATCTCAAAACCACCCATACCTGGACGACGAGAGGTTTCCATGGGGGGAGCCATCATGCCGCCCATGTTCATGCTGTAAGAATCGTTCATCTTCTTAGCTTTCTTCATAAGACCACCTGCTTCCTTGTTAGAGACGCCCATCTGATCGGACATCTGGTCAACCATGCC